AGACGAGCACGACGAGTCGAAGTATTGGGTGCAGGCCCCCACCGATACGGCCCACTGGCTTAGTGACACCTACCTGAAGGACCTCAAGAAGTCCTACTCCGAAGAGCAGCGCCGCCAGGAGATCCAGGGAGAGTTTATCACAAGGAGTGGGGGAGCGTTTACGTGGGACGACATCCAACGCAAAGAAGCCCCGGAGGACTTGCACACCGTTATTGTGGGCGTAGACCCTGCCGGGGGCGGGAAAGATGAGATCGGGATTGTCACCTGTGGGCGGAAGGGGGATGAGTATTGGGTCCTTGACGACCGCTCCTGCAAAGGCAGGCCCTCAAAGTGGGCGCGACGGGCAAAGGCCGCCTTTGAGGAGTACGGGGCCGACAAGATCGTGGTCGAGCGGCAATATGGGGGAGATATGGTGTCGGAGGTGCTCCAATCCCAGGGGCCAGCGGTGCCGGTTGATGACGTGCCTGCACTGCAAGGGAAACGACTTAGGGCTGATCCTGTAATTGCGAAGTACGAGCAGGGACAGGTGTATCACGCCCGCAAATTGGATGAGTTGGAGAAACAGATGACCTCGTGGGACCCAGATAGTGATAGAAGTTCACCGGATCGTATAGAAGCGTGTGTGTACTCCATCCGTGCATTAATCAAGGAAGGTCCTCGTGTAGATAGCGAAATCATGTTTGTGTAGTATGGCCTTTACGTTGCCCCCCGACGAAAGCCTAGAGGTTGGGCGTGGGTATCGCCTGCGCCACGACACAGACGAACGGCGGCTGAGCCTCTTTGGGCCAGATGGGGACCTCATGTGGGTGGATGACGGGCAGCAGTCGATGACCCTCCCCGGTGGGGTTTCGGCACCGAATTTACGCGGCATCGATCATGTTGCCGTGTCCGATTCCTCGGACCTTCCTGCTACGTCCAACGGTCGGCACCAACTCGCGGACGACACCGTGTACGAGTTTGATGGGATTGTCACCTCTACCAGTGGACTAGAGCTAGGCGACAACTCTCCCTTAGTCGGCGCACATGCGGGGCACGATGGGTTTATCAATACGGGGGGTGGGGCCGCGATATACGGGCGCGACGTGCCGTTTTTCTGTGATGCGCTCTACGTGCACAGCCCAGGCGGGACGCTGTTTGACTTGCAGGGCACGTCGGAGGAGTTTCTGTGCACGCTCTCGTCGTTCAACAACGCGGCAGGCGTAGGGAATATCTCCACCCTCGGCACGATTGATGGCTTTCGCGTGCCGACCTTTATCAACGCCAACTTTGGCAACTTTGACGCGGGACTGACCTTAACGGGGAGTCCCGATAAGGTCCACTTCGTCAACACGCCGTTCCGCGAAGTGACGGCCTCAAATGTGACCTGCGTGACCTTTGACGGGTCGTTCTCAACCGATATTGGCAGCTTCCAGGGCTGCTACGTCAAGGGCGTACAGCCTGACACGGTGGTTATTGACTACCAGGGGACCCTCCCAACTGAGGTGTTTCAATATCTCAGCACCACCCACGACTCAACGGTTACGCAATCGAATATATTGACGGGAAACGTCGGCGTGGGGGTCGTAGGCGTCCGGGTGTCGGACTCCTACCCGCTCGCGGACTCTCGGACCACCGGCGTCCTTTCCCTAGATAGCGAAACCACAACGACGATCAGCAGCCAGAACACGTACACTTTAATTAGTGGCGCGACGACACTGGCAAGTGCAGAGCGCGTAACGCAGGCGGGGAGCGACGCGCAGGTGCAGGCAGAGGGGCGTCGCCGGGTAAAAGTCCACCTGGAGTTCAACGGCTCGTTTACCGGACAAAACGGGGACCTCTACGAGTTTGCGTTTTTTCTCAACGGCTCGGTCCTTTCTGAAACCGAAACCGTCGTAGAGGCGCGTGGGAAAAACGCCCCGCTTCCAGTTTCATTTACGACCATTCAGGAGGTGTCCGATGGGGATACGTTTTCCGCTCACGTAAAGAACGACAGCTCCACCAGCGATCTCACGATGAAAGCCTATAATGTCACGATCACAGGCGCGTAGGTGGGGACTTATTAGTGGAGCACTGCTTTACGTCGTCCTTCTTTTGATCTAACTTGTTCTTCCTATGCCAGCGTCAATTGCACAACAGCAAAATGGGGGTCTCGGCTTTGACGTAATCGAAAGCGGAGATGGCAACGTAACGCCCAGTCAAGGCGAGTCCTACGTCAAGCTGCTTGCGGCCAACGGGGCCGCGACCCTCGGGGCAAACACCACGTCCGACGTAGGGGACGACCCGATTGATAGTCATACCATCCCTGATGGGGAGGTGCTGAAGGGGCGGTTTGATCAGGTAGATGTCTCCAGCGGCACTGTTTACGCCTATCCTGAAACGAGGTCTTAATGTACATATTCCTCTTTTTGCTCCTCTTCCCCCTGAGCCAAGCGGGCGCGAAGTGGCTTGAGCTTGACAAAATGGACGCCGACCCTGGCAGGCTCAACCTGGGGTATTTTGTAATGTACGTGCTCGGCATCGCTTTGCTTACTGTCCTAACGGTTTTAGGATATGTTTGACACCTCTGCGACTCGCCAAGAAACTGGCCCCGCGCCGTCCGATTTCGACGTGATTGGGCCGGGGCAGGTCTCGCAGTTTTTCGGATTCCGTTTTGAGGAAATGTCAACGGGAGAGGTGCGTGCCGCGTACCGCTCGGTGGTAAGCGCACTGATGTCGTTTCGTGCGCAGAAGTTCGCGCCCGAGATGGAAAAGGCAAAGGTGATTCGGCAAACGACGCAGGAAGAATCGGAGGTGGTCGGCACGGATCACCCCTGGGTTGAACTGACGAGAGAGCCGAGTCCCCATCTGCCCGCCACCCTCTTTTGGGAGAACGCCTTCAAGATCGTAGACGCGCAAGGGCACGTTGATTTGGCGGTCCGCTATGAGAGTCGCATGGGGCGTAGGGTGCCCAAGCACCTCACGATCATTTTCCCCGAGTACGGTGAGGTGACGCCCGTGTACGACCAAAGCGGGGCGCGGGTGGGCTGGGACTACCAAAAGACCGGGGGCGGGCGCAACCGCCTGCCTACGGAGTCCATTATTCGCCTCAAAGAGCCGCACCCGACCGCTCCGTGGCGCACGGCAGGCAAACTGGAAGCCGCCGCCTACGAAATTGACGAGATGATGGCCCACAACATCTTTGCTCGGGACAAGGCGCGAAATCAAGGCCGCCCGAATGTGGTCCTGAAAGACCCCGGCACGCAAACGAAGGCCGAAGCCCGAAAGAAGGCAAAGGAGTTTGCGGAGATGTACAACGAGCAAACCGGGCTTACCCCTGTTGAGCGGGGGGACATGGAGATCAAGCAGATGGACCTGACGCCCGCCGAGATGGAATTTTTGGAGACGCGGCGGTTCAACGTCGAGCAACTGCTCATGATCTTCGGTATCCCGAAGGGGATGCTGTCCTCGGAAGACTCTGCAACCGGCAGAGGGCGCACCGCTGCCAAGCGACAGTTTGAGGAAGACACCGTACAGCCCTTCATCGACAAACGGGTAGAGCAACTGTCCTTTGAGTTTCGGCGCATCTTTGACGCGGAGGACTCGGACCTGCGGTTGGAATCGCCCGACACGGTGACGATCCCGCCCGATACGCGTCTCGACATTGACATGAAGCGGTTGAAGACGGGCTCGCCCCTCAACCGCATCCTCCGCGAAAGAGGGGAGGAGGAGGTGGACGGCGGTGATGAGTCGTTCGTGACCTCATCGGTTCAATCACTTGAAAAGGCCAGAGGCCCGTCTTTGTAGATGCCCCAGGCGAGAGCGACCTGGGGCACCGTCAAAGCGAGGATCACCTACAAGACCCGAAAGACTTAGATCGGGTCACGGATCAGGACATTGAGTTCTACGAGCGGCAACAGGAGCGCCGCCAGTCGGTCGTGACCGAAGCGCAAGACATCGCGCAAAACGGACTGAATGAGATTTATAGCGGGGCGCTCCAGTCCGCAGCGGGGCAGGTGAGCGACCCCGAAGACCCCTCCCTGGAAGAAATGATTGCGGGCGTCGGCATTTTCTTCCGCCGCCTCGGGGCGCAGCGCTTTGAGCAGATGGCCCGCGACATCGCAGAAGCGGTAATCCCGCCGATAGGCAGGCGTGAGTTTGAGGACCTGCAAGAAGAGGTAGATGGTGGCGAGGGGGTAGACCCGCCAAGGTTTGACGACGCGATTGACCGGTTCACGTCTCAGCGCGTGCCGATCTTTCGCGGCCCAGTTCGCCAAAACACGCGCTCCACGGCGACGGCTGCGATTGAAGAGGCGCACGGGCCGGACAAGAGCCTGGAGCAAACCATACAGGATGCCCGTGAAAACCTTGAAGGGCAAGCACAGCAGCGCTCCGACACGATAGGGTGGACCGAGGTGGCGGCAGCGGCGGGCATTGCCATCCTTGCGGCGGCGCTCTTTATGGGGAGTGAGACCGATACCGAGTTTGTGAAGCGGTGGATCTCACAGCTTGACGCGAAGGTGCGGACCCCGCCCGAAAGCCGGTTCAACCACTTAGAGCCTCACGGACAGACCGTGCCGATTGACCGCCCGTTCAACATCAGCGGAGAGGAGTTGATGTTTCCCGGTGATCCCTCAATGGGGGCTTCCCTTGGGAATTTAATTGGATGCCGGTGCCTACCCCTGCCTCTTCCTCGTTCTGCCGTTGATGAGTCTGATATACTGATGACGTAATATGCCTGCTTCCCGAGTCACAGTAGAGTTGGAATTGAAGAACGCCGAGGACGTGCAGCGTTTGGCGTCTGCCATTGCACTCCTTCACCAGTATGCCGCAATGAACGGTGATACCGAGGTATTGGGGTTTTGCAGTGAGGCGGCTGAGTCGCTGCAAAACCTCGGTGTGTCGAAAGAAGTCCCACGAAACTTTTTGCGGTAATGGACACCCTCCACGTAGACATTAACCGCACCGCGTCGGGCTCAATGCGCAAGGCACTGGATTTTAGCGACCGCCCGCGCCATGAAACGGCGGTGGAGAAGAAGCGTCGGCTCGGCGATAAGTATGACGGCGCGTGGGTGTTCTCCGTGGTGCGTAATCCGTACAGCCGGGTGGTGAGCCAGTACAAGCACCGCCGCGACACGGACGGGGCCGACACTTTTGAGGAATGGGTGTGGCAGGTGTACGTTAAAAACCGACCGACCCTGCTTCCCGACCGCAGGTACTTCTATAAACTTTTCCGCCCACAAGCAGAATGGGTCTGTGGACCACGAGAGGGTAATCTTGTGGATTACATTGGGCGATTTGAGAAACTGAATGAGGCGTGGGGAACGATCAAAGAGAACACAGGCGCAGAGGGGGAGTTGCCGCACATGAGCAGGAGCGAAGATGAGCGCCCGTGGCAATCGTTCTATACCGAAGAGACTGCCGAGATCATTCGATTGCGCTTTGAGCGCGACTTCGACCAGTTTGGCTACAAGATGGATAGCTACCGGCACTGATGGACCAGCATACGCTCCGGCTCGGATTGGACTTGGCGTTGTACCACGCCGCAAAGGAGTATTTGAAGCTCATCGGCTTTACGGGCGACCCCGACACGGTAGCGGTGTGGGCACTTGCGTACTCGTGGAAATACGTAAATTGACATGGATGCCTCAACCATTATCGGGATCGGCACCGTCCGTGGCGGTACCAAAAGCCTCGCCAAACTCTTGCAAGAGCAAGGGCTGGACGTAACGCATGAAGGGACCGACTCCCTTGACTGGCGGCGGGAGTTTCGGGAGAACCGGTATTTAGGTGTGCGCCGCCACCTAGAGTCTCATGACGGCGACGTGGCGAACTGGCTTGTGCAGGGCGCGGCGGATTTGCTTGCCGATATTCAGGGGTCGGTCGTCGTTTCCGTGCGCCGCGAAAAGGATGACACCGTTGAAAGCTGTTTGGCAACGATGAACGAACGACGGTTGCGCGAGTCGCGTTCGTTCGCCGGAATCCCCTTCCCGACGTACGAGGACATGCCAATTCGTGAGGCGTGGGAGCAGTATTGGGCCGAGTATCGCCAACGCGTTGGCAGTCTCAAAGCGTCGTCCAAAAGCCGAGTGCATGAAGTAAAGCTAGAACAGTTGGGAACCAAGGAGGCGCAGGCGGGGCTTGCCAACTTTTTGGGGGTGGAGGACTGGACCTACGTTGAGGATTGTCACTACAACCAGCGCTAATGGGCAATCAAGAGAGGCCGATAGAACTTACTCCTGCTGAGCAGGGTGCCCTTTTGCAGTGGGCGCGGCGAGCGAAGTCGGGCGACGAGCGGATTTTGCTTCGCCGCTGCCCGGAAAGTGGGGATCTTATTGCCGATCCGATGTCGGACACCGAAAGGCCGAAACACACCGAAGACTTGACTTCTTGAAACACCCACAAGCAGTCGCTATAGTAGTACCCAACATTTTCAGGCTTTCCACACGCACTCACGGGTGGTCTCAGCAGTAGCTGAGGCTGCCCTTTTATTGTTTGTCCTCTTTTTATGGCTACTCGCCCCACATTTGACGGCACTGAGAAGAAGTCCCCGTCGTGGGCCGATGGGGATTGGGGGCGTCCTGCGCTCTCGGACCATCCCGAAGTGGAAGAAGGGGCTGACTTTGCTGATCTTGACGAGAGTGCCCAAAACGCGATCCGTGGGCGGTTTATTGAGCAAGGGGGCGATGATTATGGTTCACTGGGGTATCCCGTTGTCAATCCCGCCACGGACGCGCTGAGTTGGTTCGGGGTGCTCGCCGCTCGCCAACGCGCCGCTGCCGAAAACGATAGCGACGTGTTATCGGTGGCGGAGGACCTGTGGACGGGACCCCTCAGTGAAGACCTCGAAGAAGAGTCGGCGGTCGCGTTTATCCCCGGTCGTGGCAACTGGACGGCGATTGTGCGAAGTGGGGAGGACGTAGAGATTACGATTCCCGACAACGTGCGCAACGCCGCACAAGCCTTCCTCGACGCCAAAGAGGAAGGCTTAGTGCCAGATTCCTGTGGCGGCGAAGCAGGGCGCGGCACGCAACGCGCCAACCAGATTGTTGATGGCGACCTCGGCCCCGAAGACTTTACGACCCGCGAGAACGGGACGCCGATCCCGGCCTACCTGGACTCACACAGCGAGGACTTGACCGCTGAAGGGTCCCCCACCGATTGGTCCGAAGAAGAGTGGTCGGATTGCGGGAACGCGCAGTATGCGGCGTGGGGGCTTGACCTAGAGTGGGCCGAGACGCAGCGCCGCAAAGTGGAGGAGTCGAGTTTGGGCGTTCGCGCTACGCATGGCGACCTGTCGGAAGGGGATTACGTTGAGTGGGATTCGTCAGGCGGCACCGCCTATGGGCAGATTGAGATGATTGCGATGGGCGAAACCGTTTCTGGCTCCCTTGAGGACGAGGACACCGAACACGAAACGTCAAAGGACAACCCTGGCGTGATTGTGGAACTGATCGGTGGGGCCGATGACGGGGAGACGGTCTTTCACCGCCCAGGCGAACTGCGCAAGATTGACAAAGATGACATTCCTGACGACCGCCTAGACCGATCTATGCCCGATTCGCCAGAGGACCTTGACACGCTTGCGGAGAAGGTGGCTTCGCACTTTGACGGGGCCGGTGCCGATGACGTGCTCAGCGCTCTTAGCCAACTTGACCAGTCAAAGGAGTATATGGAGAGCGCCCCCGCAATCAAACGGCCTTCGGAGAAGTCTTTTGCTCGGCACTGCCGAGACACCGGGAATACCTATTACCGAGACTGCGCGGCCTGGGACCAGCCCGCCGCCAAGGTCACGCGAGCCGACTCCGGCGACCGCGTAGACGTAACGATCAATACCCGGACCCCCGACCGACACGGGACGATCATTCTCCCGAAGGGGAGCCGCCTTGAAACGTATAACGAGAACAACCCCATCGTCCTCATCAACCATGACCACACGCTCCCTGCGGGGGTCTCAACGGTGAGCGTAGAAGAGGGCAATGGCCGCAAGCCGAAGTTGCGGGCAACGATGGAGGATCGGCAGTGGGATCTCAACGATGAGGAAGTAAAGCGCTGGCACCAGAAGGTTACGTCTGATCCGCCGATTATCCGATCTTCGTCCATCGGGGCACTTTTCCACAAGGTTGTGCCGGGGCGCGAGTTTGACCGCATCGGCGAGATGGTGGATACCACCGACAAAAAGCCCCGTGAACTGCCTGATGTGGTCACGGACTGGACGCTTGCGGAATGGTCGTGGGTGTCGGTCCCGTCCAACCCCGACGCGACAATTGGGCGAGGCGCGATGGACCGAATGATGCGCGAGGCACAGTCACGGATTGAACGGGTCGCCCAAGACGCAGAATCAGCTTTGAAGCACGAACACGATGATAGCGTCCCCTCCACCCAAGGCCGCTCCTCTCCCGATGAAGGAGACGAGCCGCCTAGCGAAAGCGAAAGCACTGGAGGTGAGTCACGACAGCTTTCCGTAGAGGAAGCAATGTCTATCGCTCGCAACGCCGCGAGCGACGAAATCGACCGGCAAACTGGACGCAAATAACAACTTCTATTACAGATGTCAGACCAAGACGAAAACTCCGACGAAACCATTACGATGACCCGGGACGCCTTTGAGGCGGCCACCGGCGAGGCGGTCAAGGAAGCGATGCGTGAGGCGCGTGAGAACGCCAAGAACGATGACTCCGATCCCCTCAACTTCGCGCTCATCTCCGACGACCAACTTGGCGAACAGTCCGCCGCCGAGCAGGTCACGTTCGACCGCGACTATGCGGTTCGGCACGACCTTGAGGCGATGGAAATGTCCGAATCAAGCGGCCTTCAGTTGGAGGACGGGAAGGTGCAGGTGGGGGAGCCCCGCGACATGCAGGGCTACACCGGCGTCTGCATCCAGACGTACAACCTGCTCTGTGCCCGTGTGGCGAACAACTACACCAAGGCACATGAGATTCAGGACCGCATGAAGGATGCGGGCATGTACGACGAGTACCGCCAGCGCGAGGGGCTGACCGACAATCAGGGCGTGCCCTTCCTGCCAACCGCCATTGCAGACCGCATTGACGTGATCCGCGAGCAGGTCGGTGTGGCGCGGGACCTTGTGACCGTGTTCAACTTGACCGAAGGGAGCGTCAAGTTCCCTGGCGTGCAGTCGAAGGTGGACGTAGGAGCCGTGGGTGAGGGACAGCAGATCCCTGGGAAGAACTTCTCCACGGAGGAGGTTGAACTTGACCCGAAGAAGTGGGGCGCGATCCATCCGTTCAGCACCGACCTCAACAACGAGGTTGGCGCTCAATACGTCGATAACCTCGTGGAAGCGGTCGGGACCGGCTTTGCCCAGAAGGAGGACGAGACGGTACTGACTGCCGATGGCACGGGGGCGTATCACTCCATCACGGGGCTGCTCAATGACGCCAACGTGAACGAGTTTACGCTGCCGTCCGGGTCGCAGTCCTTCACGGACATGACCTATGACGACTGGCTTTCCGGCATGGAGAAGGTGGCCCCTGCGCTCTTTGACTCGATGCGGTCGGTCTTTCACCCGGCGCTTCGGTTCACCTTCCGCCGCATGGAGGACAACGGTGGCTACCTCTTCCCGCGAGGATCGGACCTGCCGGACGAACTAGAGTTCACCGAGGCCCTTGACGGTCCGGCCAACGACAGCGCCGACAACACCTTCGGCATCACGGGTGACTTCTCGTACATCCACATGGCGCTTCAGCGCGACATGACTGCCGACATGCTGACCGAGGGCACCGTTCAGAAGGAAGACGGCACCGACGTGCGCCTTGCGCAGCAGGACATGGTGGCGATGCGCTTTACCTCAAAGTGGGACGTGGACCGCAACCAGCTTGCGGCCAACGCCTTCTCGAAGTACACCACGGCAAGCTAATCTTGACCGATGGACAAGGTTGAGTATCATTTTGATCGTCCCGGCCAGACGGTGGGGGCCGTCTCAGGCTCCCGCCGTTCCTGGCAGCCGGGGGACGTTAAGACCCTTCCCAAAGGCGAACTGGATCACGTGAACGACGCCCATTATCAGACGCGCCCTTTGAAGCCGACGCCGGAGACGGCTGAGGAGGAGTCGCCCGAAGACCCCGCTGGCGATGAGGTTGACGCCACCAACGCGGCAGAAGAGTTGGCCGCCGAGCACGGGATTGATCTCTCGACGGTGGATGGATCGGGCAAAAACGGGCGGATTCTCAAACCAGATGTTGAATCGCTGCTTGCGGACTGATGGCGTTTACTTCCTCTGAGCGGCGATCTACGCTCAGCGACCGGTTTGATCCGAGGACGCCTGCCGATCCCGTACCGGGCGGCATCATTGAGGAGGTGACGACCACCTACGACACGAACGGGAATACCGCCGTGACGGTGCCGCAAGCAGAGCGGTGGACCAACGCTGCTGGCAGCAGTGACACCCAGCTCACGCTGAATGAGTTGCTGATGTCAGTGCAAACCGAAATTGAGGAGGACTACAACCTCGCGTTGGTCCCGCAGGAGATCACGTTCCTCGTGACTGGTCCGGCCCGAGAAGTTGAGTTGCCCCGCCTTCCTTTTACGTCTCTTACGTCGGTAAAGGAGGTGCAGGATGACGGCACCAGGGGGTCGGACATAAGCTCCGACTTTTACGAGCTGCATGGCGTGCTCCTGAAAGACGGAGGCCCCGCTATTGAGACCTATCCGCTGGAAGTGGTGTACGACGGCGGATACTCCAACACGCCCGAACGGCTAAAACTAGCGATCAAGCGGATTTTGACCGACCACTTTGACTTTCGCTCCGACCAGATGGAGCAGTCCATTGAAGAGATCCCGAAAGGGGCAGACGACATTCTACGCTCATTCATTGACTAACCTAGACTCATGGACAAGGATCTTTCACGCGATTGCCGCGCCGAGGTGCTTTACGACAATAGTCAGCGGTCAGCGGACCAGTCCGAGCAGGTGATGGACGTGTCCGATTTTGAGAACGCCCTAGTATTTTTGGACGTGACCTCCTACACGGACGGCTCGACCCAATTCCAGGTCGTGCACTCCGATGACGACTCGACCTACAGCGAGGTGCCGTCCGAGCTGCTTGGAGGTGACTCTGAGCCGGACATTGACGCCGGAAGCAAGACTGGCGAGTATTACATCGGCTACCGAGGGTCGAAGCCGTACGTGGGCATTAAGACCACCACGACGAATACGACCTCGGGGGCGACGTGGGAAGCCGTCACGATTGCTGCCGACCGCCAGCGTGCGCCGCAAGGGTCTAACGTATAGGACTTATGCCGTCTGCTTCGGACCTGGATGAAACGGTGGAGGTGCTGGCAAAAAGCACCACCACCAACTCCATCGGTGAGACCGAGACGACCTACTCGGTGGACCGAACCGTACCGGCAGGCGTCGAGATTCTCGTCGGCTCCGAAAACCGTGTTGCAGGTCGTGACGAAGAGAGTGCCACGGTTCGCGTGCGGATGCGGGAAGACGCCGCTTCGGGCCTTACGCGAGGATCACGGCTCCGGTACAAAGGCGATGACCTCCAAGTGCACGCCTTGCGGGAAATGGGCAGGCGCAAGCGATTTGTGGAAATTGAGACCTCCCGCGTTCGCACCTAGACTGTTATGGGACTTGGCCTTGACGTAGATGGCGCAAGCCAGCTCATTGAGAACCTAAGCTCGGTTCCCGATGTCCTTGAGGATGAGGCTACGAGTGCGCTAAAGGAGGCAGCGGAGTTTGGGATGGACTCGGCAAAGACGCGCCTGCGGCAGAAAACGTCGCCCTACGGCCTGGGGACACTGGCAGATACCATCAAGTTGCGGACGCTGAAGCGGGCCGATAAGACGGTCATATTTGTGAAGGCGGGCGACCCGCGCACCACGAAGCAGGGGTTTGGTTACGAGTTTGCGGTGGAGTTCGGCGCTCGCCCACACTTCCCGCCCGTAAAGCGACTCACGGGGCAGACGGAGGACTTAGACCGATGGGTGCGGCGGATGAGCCCGACGCCCCGCACCGACGAGCAGCAGGACATGAGCCAAACCGAATTGAACGAGGAGGTGGCCTACCTTATTGCGCGAAAGATATCGCAGGTGGGCCTTCAGGAGCAACCCTTTATGCGCCCCGGCTTCAACGCGGCGCGGGGCAAGGCCCGAAAGGAGGTGCGGAAATTTGATTTATCAAGGCTTGAGGTATGACGCCCGCCAAGATTGCCGTGCAGGAAGCGACGTTGACGCGGCTGCAAAACAATTTATCCACGACCGTTGGCACCGATCCCGGTGTGCCAGGGCTTGAGATTGGCGACGACGACGAACTGCGCGTGAGTGAAAACACCAATAGCGTTCATACCGATGTAGTGCACACGCACCGCGCACGCGCCTTGACTGAGAAAAAGGCTAAGGAGATTGGGCGCGATGCTGCCGAGCAGCTTACCGACCGAAGCAACCCGCTTTCGCTGGCAAGCCCGTTTCACTTGCTCAAATCCGACATCCAAAGCCTGGAGCACCTTCGCCAGCGCGACGTGCGCGGGGAAGATATATTCATTGACATCCTCATCGTAACACACCGCATCTCGCGGTCGTAACAACCTAACGTAAGCCCATGCCTGAGACAGTAGGTGTAGACTTTTTACTCAAGTCCAACAGCACCGTCATTGGTGGCAAGGAGGACGCGACCCTCAACAAAGAGGCAGCCAGTTCGGAACTTGCGCCCACGCAGGGGACGGGCACGCAGTTTGCGCGGTCGCTCACCGGGCTCAAAGACTGGTCGATTGACTTCGATTCGCTGTGGCTGTTGAGTTCAAACGCGGAGTCCGGCTTTGCCCCCACCGTTCAAGTCAACCCGTCCGCCAGCCCTGCGGGACCGACGTTAAACCGAATCACCGACGTGACGCTTACGTTGGAGCGCAACCTCATTGAGTTTGCCAACTCCTCAAACTCTGAATACATTGCTCGTGGGGCGGGCGTGATGCGGATGACCGCCGAAATTACCGTAGACATTGACGCCACCAACTTTTACGCGACGGATACGGCCTCAAAGCTGCTTATCGACGCGTGGAACTCAACGGGCGGGGAAGAGGACGTGCGAATTGAACTGCCGAGCACAAGCACCAATTTCGAGGCAACGTGGATCGTTAGTGACATTTCCATCGACACGCCTGCCGATGACGCCGCGCAGGCGACGTTCAGCCTAGAGTCCGATGGCACGATCACCGAAAACATCAATTCAAACCTTGACACCGGCCTCGACAACCTGATCACGCCGTTCTTCGCGTCGAATCCCTCGACGGTGACAGCGCTTTTAACCACGGACAACAGTGGCGACATAGAGTGGTCCGGGGAAGTTCTTCCTTCGACGCTTGACATCAACATCCCCGTTGACGGTGCTGAAGAAGGCGTAAACGTGTCCGGCACGGTGGATGGCGATGGTTCCCTCACTATCCAAGAAACGCCGTAACCTACGCAGATGAGCGATACCGAAGGCGAAGTACATACCAACGGCACCCCAGACAAAAAATACCCGCGTGAGGTACACGTGGACATCGCGGGCGAGACGCGGCGCGTGTACGTAAACCTGTGGGGCCTTATCCTGGCAGAAGAGAAGGGCTACGACATCGGCCAGCTTGCCCTAGACGAAGAGGAGGCAAAGGAGCAGGCCACGTCGGGACTGAAAAATGCGCTGGACCTTCTGTGGATTGGGATGCTTCCCTTTAATGAGGATCTGACGCGTCGGGATCTGGGGATGCAGATTCCTGTGTCGGACCTCGAAAAGTTGGAGGACCCGATTAATCAGATCATGTCCCGCCAGTTCGGCGACGACGTGCGGGAAAAAATCCAAGAGGCACGCGGGGAGGAGGAAGAAGTGGGAAAAGCGCAAGAGAACTCGAAGCCTTCCTAATTGGCACCGTTGGCGTCTCGCCAGACGACGCGATCTGGATGACGCCACGAGAGATGCGGGCCGCCGCCGAGGGGTGGGGGCGGGCCGAACGGACCCGTGCGGTTACGACCGCACAGGCCATTGGGATGGCGTTTGATGGGTTCTCTGAGCGGGAAGCAGAAGCGTTCATTGAGGGGCAGGCGATGGGTAGGGCACCCTCGCAAGACGAGCAGAACGAGAAGGTAAAAGAGCTTGCCGAACGGTTTGGCGAGGACATCAACATTGACGAAATGACCTGAAAGCGGCGGGCGACCGTCGCTTTTTCATTAGACCCCCAGCCTCATGGCTTCCACGGTCGGCGAACTCAACTTTAGTCTCTCGCTCACCGGCACTGCTGATGTACGCGAGGAACTGGATGATGTCATTAATAAAATTGAGCGACTCATTGCCCTTGCTCAGGGCCTAGATCAAAGTGACATAGACCTTGACGTTGACATAGATACTGCGGCGGCACAAGCACAGTTGCAGTCGCTCCGTGAGACAACAAAGGACATAGATCGTCTTGATCCAGACATACAGACGATTGAAGACGTTGACGTAGAAATTGACAGCGGTGAAGTTTCTAGTCTTGAGGCACGTTTAGAGGCACTGGATGGACGGTCGGTAGAGATCG